ACCTTGCCGGCCGTCGCTCCGGACGGGGCGATCGTAGACACGCGGGCCGCAAACGGCGTGCCGGACGTGCCCAGGATGAAGTCGGAGATCGTCCCGGCCGAGGCGTCAGTAAATGTGGCCATCTGGAAGGTCACCGAGAGCGACGGGTACTTGCGGGTCGTGTAGGCGCTCGAAACATACCGACCCTTGCGCTCATAATCCGACGTCTCACGGAGCCCGGGGACGACGCCGGAGAGCTGGACCGTGCCCAAGTCCATATCGCACGTGTGCGAGAGCGCCGCGGGCGTGGTGCCATCGGTGAGCGCTAGGGCGCCCATTGTGAAGTTTTTCAGGTACGCCATGTTTGATCTCCGTCCACCCGTGGCGCGATTCGATCGGGAGCGACCCGGTGGCGTTCACCCCCACTCTACCGCGCGGCCCGGGCGCCCTAGTCGAGCGCCATCACGTGCCACGCGTCGATCTGAACCAGCCCACGGTAGACGGTGCCGTCCCCCGCGATCTGCCGCGTGGACTGCGTCCATGTGACCCGCGGGCCGTCCGTGCCGGTGGTGCTCATCGCGCCCTTGATCACGGCCGCCTCGGCGTCTAATGCGGCATCATAGTCATCCACCTGCGAATCCGCCCGGAGCCGATAGGCGAACCGGACCGAGAGCGCGGTGTGGGTCCCGACGCCGTCCGGGCGGCGCTGGCGGGCCGTGGGTGGCGTCGGGCCGCTCCGGTCCACGGAGACGGAATAAACCTTGTGACGGCCCGGGCGCGTGCCGGTCGAGAGCATCGTCTCCGGCGCCCATACGTCTTCGCGCCAGTCAGCGCCCAGCTCGACGCCGATCGCGGCCGCGATCCGCTGGCGTACCACCGAGACCGCGAGCGCCACCCTAGCGCCCGCCCAGCCAGATCCCAGACGGGGCCGTGCCTCGGCGCCCGTGGGCATCGTCGATCACGCCGTCTCCGTCCGTGTCCTGCAACGTCGTCATCGCCTTGTACGCTAGATCGTACTGGCGGCGCCAGTCCTCGGCCCGGGCCGCGTAGGCGGGATCTAGCCGGGTGGCTAGGTCCTCGAAGACGATCGCAAGCGTCAGCAGTAGATGGGCTTGTCGGGTCGAAGACGGAGAGCGAATCCAGGCGGCCCGGAGCCCGCCATTGTAGATCCGCCAACTGATCTCGGTCCACGCCTCGTCAAGCTGATCCTGGAACGTACTCGAGCGCGTGATCGACGCCGGCCCGCTCGGGTCCAGCGACGGGACGCGCCGATACAGATCCGCATCCGTGACGACCGGGTACAACTCGCGGCGGACGATCGCGGCGTCATTGACCGCCTCGAGCACGTCACCCCCGCCGAAGTCCAGCGACCACACCGAGCGCCACCGATCCGAGACGTCGGACTGGGCGAAGGTGCCCGCGGCGATCGTGTACTCGGCCACCGAGCCCGAGACCGTCACCACCGACGCCGCGATCCGGGTCGTATTGGAGGCGTCGATCAGCTCGAAAGTCGACGCCGCGCCCGGCGCCACGAGCGCCCCCGCCAGATAGACCGGGGCGTATAGCGTGGTTGAGAGCCCATACACGATGTCATGCGGGAGCGGAAACCGGACCGTGCGACGCTGATCGAGTAGTGCCATCTCAGCGCTTCACAAGCTGATCGCGGGCATCAATCGCCTGATCGGCTTTGCGCCGCGCCTCTTTGTAGGTCGTGGCCTGGCCACTCCGAAGCGCCCGATCGGTCAACCGATCGCGCACCACCGAATCCGGCGCCTCGTGCTCTAGTCGCTCACGCTTGCCCATGATCCGCCTCCAACTCTACCAGCCGATGGGAGATCGCCCGCTGGACACCTTTGCGCCCGTCCGCCTCGGCGGCCGCCACGAGGATCGCCGGGTCGGTGACCTCGGCCACCCGGGCGACCACGTCCGCCACCCTGCCATCGGTGAGCCCGGGAGGCTCGGCGGGCTCGGGCGCCTCGGCGGGTGGCTCCACCGGGGCGGATCCGCTGGACACGGACTGTCCACCCAGAAGCGAGTCACGCGCCGCGGTCAAGGTCGCGAGATCGTCGGTGAGGCGCTTGTGCGGGCCACGGAGGCTCGGCGTGTGAGCCACCCGATCCGCCATCGTGTCTACCTGCCGCTGGGTATCCTCGATCATCCGCTCGACCACCCGCAGCGCGATCGGCGGGAGCACGCCCCGACCGATCAGCCCGGCAAGCCAAGAGGCGTAGCCGTCCAGATCGCACCCGACCTGCTTTGATCCGCGGTAAAGTTTCGTCCACCGCGTAGCGTGGACCGTGCCTCGGATCCCCTCATGGGCGCGGATGTAGCTCGTGCCCTCTCCGTCCACGTCCCACGGGATCGTGATCCAGCCGCGCTCTTCGGTCTTGGCCAGGGCGAACTTGTAGTTTCCCGCCTTGTCGACCCGGTTAACCCCGGGCTCGATCCGCATCTGCCGAAGCGACGGAACGAGGCGCCCGGCCATGATGGCCCACCGCTCCGGGTGAGCTTGCAGCAGGAAGATCGGCGCCGGTGGGTGGTCGACCCGATGCACGGACGCCCGATCGGTATCGGGCAAGACGGGAGCGGATCCGGAGCTTTGCGCGCCCAGGTCCGCGGCGGGCTTGGTGAGTCTGGCCATGTGTCGTCGTCCTCTCTGGTAGGGCGGACCCCCGAGAGGCGCCGGGAGGGGACGACAACGCCGAGCCTCCCGAGAGCCGCCAGAGATCACGCGTCGGTGATGATGCTCACGCCCGCGGCGTCGATCGCCTCGGCCGCGCCACAGTAGAAGTTGGTGATCGCTGCGGTCTCGGCCGTCCGGCCGCTCCGGTCCAGCTCGAGCAACACCTTGCCCATGTTGATCCCGACCACCGCGGGATCCGGTGGGACCATCGCGTCAGCCCAGATCAGAGCGCCACGCCCGAACATGCCGCCAGCCCGATCGGCGCCGGCGTTTGCGGTCGGCACGTGGGAGCTGGTGAAAACGTCCACGCCCCACACCGATCCCTTGAACCCGTTGCCGCGAGCCTGTTGCATCTCGAGCGACGCCGGATCGAGCTGGAGCGGCCCGGTTTCGGACTGCGTCGCCACCCGGAGATCCGCCCACTGTTGCGGGTGGAGCAAGGCGAAGAAGGGCGACGCCACGTTGGACGTCTCGAGCTGGGCGATAGCCGCATAGAATTGCGCCACCGTGAGATCCGATCCGCTCACGCCCGCGGTCGCGGTGAACCCGCCCACGAGCGCGGCGATCAGCTCGGTAAGCCGGACACCCGCCGAGACCGCCGCGTCTTGCGCAAAAGCGGACGGTGAGAGGTGGCCGATCGAATCGGTGAGCTTGGCCAGATCGCTTGGCGCGTAGGCTTTGGCCTGCCGGGCCACGCTGACGGTGTGGCTCGCATCGGTGAGAGCGGTGTTCGCGACCGTGGCGCCCTCGGCCACCGCGGCCAGGGAGTCATACCCCATCCATCCGATCTCTCCGACCTTGATCGTGGTCGAGCCGGAGCCCGACGCGTCGCCCGCATAGACAAGCGCCGGATGCTGCATGATCGCGTTGCGATCGGCCAGTGCGAGGAGGACCTCCTGGGACAGAACCTCGGCCAGCCGGAGATCGCCCAGTCCACTGTAAAGAATTTCGTTCGCCAAGAATCACCGCCTCGGATGGGTCGTTAGTGCCTGATCGCGGTGTACGGGAGCGGCCCGGGTGGCGTTCACCCCACTCTACCGCGCCTCACCCGCGGCGGTTCATAGACGCCAAGATCGCGTCCCGGTGCTCGGTGTACTGCTCGGGCGTGAGTTGTTTGATCCGCTCGGGCGTCCACTCGATCGACCCATTCTCACCCACGCCGACGCGGGCGCCGGCCGACGATGGCGGGAGCGGTGGCCGGGATGGGGCGCCGGTGCCTTGCTCGCTCTCCGGCTCGAGAGCCACGGTGGACGCGGGAGCCTCGGCCGGCGTCAGGTATGGACGGAGCGGGATCGGGGCGTTGGATGGGTCGGCCCGAAGCCCATCCACCCACGCCGCCATATCGCCGCGGGTGTCTTCGGATGCGCGATCGTAGAACATCCGCGCGACCGCTCGGCCGGCGTCGTCCGTGAAGCCGGCGCCGATCAGCGTGAGATCCCGGGCGTGATCCACCCGGAGCGCCTCGAGCCCGGCCCGCGCCTCTTCGAGTTGGACGGTGAGCGCCGATGCGGTGGACGCTTGAGCCTGTAGATCCGCGATCTCGTTCTTGAGGTCGACGATCTGGCCTTGGGCGTCGTTGCGTTGCTCGACCACCCGTTGGAAGCGGTCGTATGGAATCCGCCCGGGCTCGACCGGTGGCGTATCGAGATCGTGTTCTTCGGCCATGTGTCGTCGTCCTATGCTAGATGGGGCCGAGCGTGGCGCGGCTCTCTCGGATCCGGCGTAGCGCGTCCCGCGCCTCGGTCTCGGTGGTGCCCGGGTTTAGCTCCCGGTAAGCGTCGATCGGATCGAGTAGCCCGGCGCCGATCAGGCTTACTAGATTCTCGCGCCGTGCCCGTTGCTCTTCGGGTGAGAGCGGGACGCCTTGAAAGGCGATCGTGTATCCACTCTCCGGGAGCGGTGAGCCCAGGTCCACGGCACCGGCTTCGGCGGCCCGGTTCAGCAGGATCGCGGTCAAGTTAAGCGTCTCGGAGATCCCCGCCCTGAACTGCGGTTCATACCGGCGCTGGGCGGCCCGGATCGCCGCGTGGGACACGGAGACCGCATAGCCCGAGCGCGGGTCGCCGCTCATCCGGATCAGGTCGGCCGGATTGATCCCGGCGAACGACGCCAGACGCCGCTCGTACATCGAGATCGCCTCCTGGGCGTCGATCGGGCTGGACGGGCTCGACCACTGTTGGAGGCTCGGCTGACCCGCCTCTGGGTTAACCACGTCCCACAGCAACACCAGCGACGGATCCGCGACCACCTCGTGGCGGCGCTTGCCGTCCCGGTCCTCATCCGCGATCCCGGTGCCGGCCAGCTGTAGATTGATCGCGTTCCGCTGGGACCACGCCGAATTGCGCTCTTGGTGGCCTAGAAACGTATACTTGACGCCCAGGTTTAGGGTGCCCTCGATCAGCTCTACCGACGCATAGGGGTCCCAGAGCCGCGACGTCGCGGCCGCGTGGAACATGACATAAGGGAGCACGGGGGCTCCGTCCGCCATCCGATACGGGTACGCCTCTCCGGACTGGCTCCCGCCCAGGTATTCGTCGGTGAGGTCCGTGCCGTCGTCGGCCAGGATCCGATAGCTCGGCCCGGCCAGCTCGAGTACGTCCCAGGTCCACTCAAGCCGGCCCGTCGCCACCCGCTCCCGGAGGCGCTGTTCGCGCACCTCGATCAGGCGCCCGGGGATCTGCGGGTCGTCTCGGCAGATCACGAAGTCCGGAAACACGGAGCGATAGACCACCCGATCCCCGACCACGTCCACCCGTAACAGCATCTCCCGCAGCGCAAGCGTATCGCGCTGGACCCGAGACATAAGCGGCCACAAGCCGGCGTCGTGGACGTATGGCATAAGCCGGTCGGCGCCCTCACCACCGACCACCGGCCACCGATCGAATAGGACCGAGAGCGCGTCCCATACCTGACGGAACAGGTTGGCGGAGAGGTCCACGATCCCCCATGCCTCACGCCGGACGGATCCGACCTGGCACTGTACGCGGCGCTCTAGATCCGCCCGCCATTGCCCATACAGGATCCGCCGCGCCAGTCCGGTCCACTCCCACCGCCGAAGCTCGGCCGGGTCGTGTGGCTGCGGGCGGATCGTGATCGGGCTTGAGCCGGGCGGTGAGACCATGCCCCACTCTACCCCCGCGCTACCCGACGTAGATCCGCGCCCGCGAGCGTCGAGGCGTGGCGAAGATCTGCCAGTCCAGCGCGTATCGGATGGCGTCTAGAATGTGCTTATATGGGCTATCCGAGCGCCCGTCGTACCTCTCGAGCGACGCGATCACCTGCTCACACCGGGCGCCGACGTTGAAACAGCCACGCCGGACCATCGCCCGATGCAAGTACACCTCGCCCATGTGCACCGACCCGGCCCCGTGTCCCTTGCCACGCTTGACCGTCCGGAGCTGCGGTGAGAGCGCGTCCGGCTTGCGCTTGATCTTGCGCCCGATCGCCCGCATGAGCTGCCCGTTGCTTTTCTTCTGCATGGACCCGCGGCGCCACGGCCGATCCCCGTAGGCGTGATCGAGGTCATCCCATGACAACCCCCACCGAGAGAGCATAGACAGGATCCCGCGGGCGTCGTCTCGTTCGTCCGTCTCGCCCTCGCTCACGTATTCGTCTAGCACCCACACCCGCGGGTGGGTCGGGTCCGGCTCGAGCGCCACGAGCACGGCCGCGCTCGAGAAGTTGGCGCCGCTCCCGTGGTCGATCCCGACGCATAGCTTGACGTCGCCGGGCGGGACGCGATCCGAGACGTGGGCATCCGGGCCGGTGGACGCAAACGCCCGGAATAGCCGCCCGATCGCGCGGCAGTCCCACTCGCCGTCGACTACCACGGGCTCTTCTGTGTCGAGCGTGGACGCCCGGATCGAGTCTATCCAGGCGGCGTCACATCGCGTCCCATCGGTGAGCCGGATCGGCCGGCTTTGCCCGACCGGGATCATGGCCTCGGGCGTCAATGGGCCGTGGATGTCTTCGACCTGGCCAGACTCGGTCAGCTCTCGGAGGTAGTCGACCGGCGCATTGATGGGGGTTAGCGTCCCCCACACCCACCCATTGGTGCGGATCACGCGCTTGGTGATCTCGCCCCACACCCGCCGAGACGCGGGCGGCTCATCGAACATCGCCCACCCGATCGTTCCGCCAGCGAGCTGAAGCGCGCCTTGCCGGGCGGTCTTGATCCGGATCAGCGACCCGTTCCGGAATCGCACGAACGGGTGCTTCCCGCGGAACCCGTGCCCCTCGATGTATTCGGTGGCCGGGTCGAGCGCGCCCTTCGGTAGCAGAGACCATAGCTTGCTCTGGATCTCGATCGACTGGCCCCATGAGGCGCAAACGATGTAGCCGGCCACCGGTGGCGCCGGGACGCGATAGAACGGGTGACGGCCGATCGAGTGGTAGATCGCATTGGAGAGCCCGGCCCACGTCTTGCCCTGGGCTTGGTTTCCGGCCCGCATGATCCGGAGCCGGGCGGGCGAAGACAAGAACCGGTGCTGTAGCGGGAGCCACCGGACCGACTCGAGCGGGTTGCGCTCTCGGGCGTAGCGTAGCGCCCGGGCCGCTCGGAGAGCCGGGCCGAGCCCGCTCACCTATTCCACCAAGTGCAGCAGCGGCTTGCCGAAGCGCCGCGCCACCGCATCGGCGATCGGCTCCAGGTCTTCGGCCGCCATCCGCTCGATCTCGTGCACGAGCGCCGACACCAGCTCGGCCGCGCTCATCTCATCCTCGGGCGTGCCCTGGGATCGAAGGCGCTCGGAGCGGTGGCGATCGTATCCCTCGCGGCGGGCCGTCACCTGCCGAGCCCACGACGCCCCCGCCGATCCGGGTCCGGCTTCGGCTTGCGTGGCCTCGGCGATCAGCGTGGCGACCTTCCACCACTCCTCGGGATCTTCGATCCAGTCCGGGGCGTCGATCTTCGCGGGCTTCGGCTCGGGCTTCGGCTCGGGCGCGCGCTCGGGTGCGCGAGAATCGCCGGCGCCCCCTTCGCGCCATTGCCGGCGCCACCGCTTGACCGTGGCGCGGCTCTTCTGGACCATCTCCGCGATCTCGGACGTGGTGTACTTGCCGCGTTGCCCGAAGAGATCGATCGCGATCGCATACGCTTGCGCGTCCCGGGGCGTCATGGCCTACCGCCCGTGAGCCATTCGTAGAAATGGAGCGCGCGCGAAAAACGACGG